GCAAACCTTAGTTCATCATAAAGCCATTGGATCATGGGAAACCTTATCTTGCCCGACTGTATCCACATTATTGCACGGCTAAGAATCTCCTGTCGCTCTCGCCCCACCATGATGAATGGGTTGACAGGAGTGGTAAGATACTCGTTTACCACGTCTCCCAATCCTGTGCCATCGTGGACGGAAGCCAGTGGCTTGTACAGTTGGTTTACGTAATCCAGCCGTGCTAACATGAGTTTCCACGGCTGCTGGTTGCGTCTCTCGAACGTGACCAGCCGGAACGGATCCGTGTCGATTCGGATGGTAACAATCACGGTAAAGTCCTGCTTGCGTGCCCAGTCCGCTCCTGTTACATACATTCCTCCAGGCACAGGTGGCTCGATTTGGATGAATTGGTTGAGTGCACCTTCCCACACGTCCGTTGGGTCGAAAACCTGCGCCAAAACATCGTCCGAGAACACACGGTTGCTTGGGGACGGCTCCTGCAGTTCGTATTCCAGTTCCCACATAACTTCTGGGACTTCCATACGCTTCCTGGCTATCTCGTGCTCAGAAAGCCAGCCATCGATAGGGTTGGACGTTTCCTTGTAGCACCATTCGTAGACTGGCCATCCGCGCATTTTGGCCCGACGCATGATTTCCGACATGGTTCCGTCTGCGTTCTGCCAGGTTGAGGACAGAACCGTGTTCGCAGCAATGTCGTGTGCGGATAAGGTTTGTCCCATGGCTGCGTCTAGCACTTCCAGGTCCATCTCGTCAATTTCGTCCATGCGCAATCGTTGCGGATGGGGACCTCGGACACTACGCTGGCTGGCCATAAGTGCTTGGATGGAGTTGCCCCAGACAAATTTGGTTTCCGTCTGGCTGGGGTCAGACCGCAAAAGGTATATCGGAGCAGACGGACGGTTCAAAAACTGCTGTATGTACCGATGGACGCGTCGGCTCTGCTCTCCGGAACCACCCAGGATCGCCACATTGGCTTTTAGCAAAACGGCTTCCGTCAGCCCTAATAAAGCCAGCAAGAATGACTTGCCCCCAAATCCACGACTGGCGTGCCACACCTGGACACTATCCTTAGCGAAAAATGCGTCCCGGAAGGCTTCCCACGGGGAAACGTGATTTGGGCAGACTCTGGTTTTGGGTATGCGGACACCCCAGGCCAGTTTTACGAACTGGTATAAGGCTTCTGGTGTGCGGATAGGCAGCCGCACCATAACCTTACGACCCAGACTTGTGCCCGTTTCCGTTACCAGACGAGAGTTGGGGAGTTTCTTCATCCTGCAGGATCCAGATTACATCGTGAGTTTCCAGTGCGGTAAACTTTTCAACCAGCCGTTGTTCTTCCCTCTCCTGATATTCCATATAAGTCAAAACCAGATCCAGCCATTCCTTTGGGGACAGAACATACATAACCGGATCCGGATCCTCTGGGTTTGGAGGGAGGATGGCTTTGCCGAACGTGATAAGATCTGACATGGCTCGACTTACCAAATCGATGCGTCTCTTCCGACCATACGGAGTGACGACCCATCCACCCATGTATCGGTCGAAGAGTTGCTTCAGCACAGGACGCGGAACTTTTCTCGCCATCCCTTATATTATACCCCACCAGGACACGGAACCATAAGTAAATAGCCAGTCTGGTGAGAGATCGATAGTCATTGGAAACCCCATCCCATAAACTTCCTAAAACTTCCCAAAGAAAAAACACACGTTTCTAATTCTTGCATAGAGATTTTTAATTAGAAAAATAAAATAATTTATAGGAGAAGTTGAAAACCCACATTTTTTACTTGTGAAGTTTCAGGAAGTTTTTGGGAAGCCCCACCCCAGCCCTCCAAATCCAGCCCTCCCACTCTGATTCCAGTCTTTAAGGTATTCCCACTGGGTTTCCGTTATAATAGCCGTATAACTTACCGAAACAGGAGAGCACAAATGCAAGCCGAAGAGATCCTAGAAGCCATGTTAACCCAGCGAAAACTCCTACTTTGGATCCCGCCAGGGATGGGCAAAACATCGCTGGCTGTTTCCGCGTTGCAGCGATTGGACCCAGATCGGATCCTGGTCCTGGCACCACTGTCGTTGCACCAGTGGTGGGAGAGGAATCTGATAGGTTTCCGCGATTACAGAGTGGCCACCTACGACGCGGATTACTTGGATTACAAGTCGGACGTGGTAATCCTGGACGAGTCTGTTCTGGTCAAAAATCGCAAGTCGAAACGTTATGCTCGCTTCCTGGCATACCAGATGGCCCACCGACCTACCTATGTTTGGCTGCTAAGTGGGAATCCGATTAGCCGTTTCGCGGACGACCTTTGGGCACAATTGCATCTGCTTTACCCCAAACTCTATCCGTCCTATTGGAGATTTGCGGAAAAATACTGCTACGTGCACCAGGACCAGTGGGGTGTGCACGTGGTTGGTAATCGTGTTTCCGTGGAAGAATTGCGCTCTCTCCCAGGATTGCTCTGGTCTGAGAAAATTTACGAACTACCTTTCCCAGATCTGGAATTCGTAGAGTACCGCATAGCCATAGACGCGGACACGCGCAATCTTTGTCGCCAGGCTTACAAAAATCTGGTGCTGGGTAAATATTGCATGACCAATGCGGTATCCGCCATGGTGCGTATAAACCAAACGCTCTCCGATCCGCGTCTCTTGGGATTAGATCTGCCCACGCATAAGATAAACTTCCTGCAAGACTACTACGCGAATCTTGAGAAACCTGTAGTGGTGTTTACAAACTTCCGCCAAGATCTGGAAGTGCGCACGGCTCTAATCCCAGGACGGAAAACCTATCTCACAGGAGACGTCCCACCCCAGGAACGACAAGCCATCATAGATGCCATCAACGCTGGGGAGTTCGACATCGCGTTCTTTACCCCAGGAGTGGGACGGTTTGGCTTTTCGCTGCCGAACGTTCCGAACATTCTGTTTTGGGATTTGCCATTGATTTACGACCATTTTTACCAGGCTGTTTACCGTGCTCGACGCGTGAATTCTTCCTTGTCCGTGAGCAAGGTCGGAGTGCTGCTTACGGACTTCCCCATGGAACGAAAGTTATGGGAGTTGCTAAAGCGCAAGAGCAGGTTTAGTTTATGGGAATTTTTGCAGGCTATCCGCACGGAAAAGGTGTCCGTGTAAACCTTAAAAATCCAAAATTGTGGGATTTTTTAAGGAAATTGACCCAAATTTTAATCTTATTTTAAGGTATTCCTGCAAAATTGTAGTATAATAGGTTCATAAGAACGAAACGAAACCAAATCACGAAAGGAGAGCCCAAATGAATCCCGAAACCTTCTTCCAAAACCAAGCAGAGCGATACGAATCCCAGATCCGCGAAGAGATCGCTTATGTTACCCGAATCCTGGTTGAGAAGTCCAACGCCATCGCTGAACTCTGCAACGATCCTGCGAAACTGGCTCTGGCTCTGGAAGAGATCCGATCTCTGACCAGCCGACTGAACGATCTAAAGAACCGCATTGCAGACCTCTACGTTGAGTACACAAAAGCCACCGCGATCGTGAATGCTCTCAACGGAAAATTCTAAGGAGATCCAAACTCCCTGGGGAGTCCATCTCCCCAGAAAGATTCTACTCTAAGAAAGGAGACAAAAATGGCTACCAGAGAGGAAAACCTTCAGAAAGCCCTGCAGTTCGCAAAGTTCCCTTGGGAGAAAGCCCTGGTCACTGGCAAGATTGGTCTGATTACAGCAGAAATCCGCTGGCGCAATTCCAAACTGTACGAGAAGGCACGCTCCCCACGTTCTTTCCTGGACGTTCTTGAAATCGCAAATATCCCTGTCGCGGTTTATCGGACAGGATCCTGGGACAACGATCCCACCGTGGAAATCCTGGGTGACGACGTTTGGGTCTGGATCCGCGATGAGATTTCTGCGCTCAAGTCCTTACTCGAGGACGAGAGCAAGTATCCTATCGCGGATTGGATTTATCGCGCACGACGCGTGGCGGATACCATGGCAGCCCTGCAGATGGATATTCCGGATTGGCTGGTCATTCTGGCCAACGGAAATCCTCGCAAAGTTGGTGCCGTGGTGGATGAGGCTCGGAACTGGATGGAGGACTGATGCTAGCAGCAGCCGAACGTCCCACCAATCCTCTGCCTGTTATAATGCTGATTTTGCTGGCTGCCGCGATACTCCTCGCGGTAGCCAGCCAACACGCTATTATCCGTCACGGTGCGATAGCCGAGGAGATTGCCAGCCGATGCAATCCTAGTTCTGGCGATTCCATCCTATTGCGGATGGTTCGACCATCGGACCAGCGCACGGCTCTGGCGTGCTGGTTCCAAGATCTTGGGTGGGTTGTTTCCATCTGGGATCCGGATGGCAGCAATGTTTCCGCGTTCCGCAAGGAAAAGATGCGGACGCTGGACCAAGTTATTCGATATCTAACCAATGCTGGATATGTGAAATAGGAGGAAAGATGGCGAACTTCAATGCAACCAAGAAGATTGACTTTGAAAACATTGAATTTGGTATTTTGCGCGATCCTGATATCTTGAACAAAAACATTGAGACCATGTCGGCGACCGAGATCGTTGAGGCGTTTGCCTACTTGACATCGAACTACAATAAAATTAGAGCCTATATCCTTGAGCGTAGACCTGACGCTTTCGAGGAGTTTGAGCAGCGACACCTGTGCATACAGGCACGCGCAATGGTCAAAGGAATACAGTACCTATTAGAACGCAGTTCCATCGAAAATATAGACGATGATCGTCTTGTAGAGATTTTATACGACATCGCAGAGCCAGACGATCTCGAGGTGTTAATGAGTTTACCGGATGAAATCCGGAAAAAACTCGACGAGACCATTGAGTATCATCGTTTCTATGATGACCCACACAAATGGATATGGGAATACAGATTTTTATCCCGAACATGCATCGAAGAGTAGTCCCTAATGCCGGATATGAAAAATAGGAGGAAGCCATGGAAAAGGAATGGAACGAGTTGGTAGATCTTTTGCGGAAGGCCAGATTTGTGTACTACCGATCTCTGGCCAAGTGGGAAGCCATGGAGCGATCTTTTTCCGAGAAGGCGGATAACCTTTCCCAAGCCGAATTGCGGATGGCTTGGGAAGGTGTACGTGCTGCACGTGCCACCGTAGAGGACGACTATCGCACGCTGCAGCAAGTTTATGCAGCCATCGATTGGTATCTTAAGACCCAGGAGAAACCTTAAAAATGTTGCACTGGTGGCATTTTTTAAGGTTTAGCCCCAGAATTTTAATATATCCGTGGAAAATTCGGCTATACTAGGTACATACCACTGAAGGAGAAACCGATGGAAACCGAAACCCAAATCTCCCAAAGCACTCTGCGATTATCAGAACAGACATTGAAAGTTTGGTTCAAGACTCTGTCCAAACTGGAGAAGTCTGGCCAGATCAGTCTCCTGTCCCGATCTTGGAACGTGATGACGGAACAAGAACAAGCAGAAGCCGTCTCCCTGGCGAAGCAATTGGGTCGTCTGGCCAGGGAGAATTTTGGCTTGACCAGCCAGAAAACTCCCGCTCAGGACTATTTTGAGTGGATAAAGGCTTGGGTTCCCAGCAAGAACGCTGCGGAACGGAAGTATTGGCAAACCCATGCCGATTCCGATTGGCGTGTGGTCGCATTTGCATCCACTTACAGGCTGGAGGACTGAGCCATGAAGTTCCCCATTTTCTCCATAGACACCAAAACCAATGTCATTCTTCCTGGAGCAGCAGTGGAAACCTACCAGGACCACCTTGGCAGTCGACCTGGAATAATCGTAGGCGAAGGTGGCCGAGGCAGGAAGGTAGGCTTTCTCCCTGTGGTTGGCGCAGAGCCAGGCGACAGGATCGTGGCTGCTTCCTTACACAGAACGGAAACTGGGCAGCCATATCTGGTGGCGGCTGGCGTTCCGACCACGGACAAGGCTGCCCTTTTAGTGGTATTGGCAGACTACGGCTTCCGTGGTAGCAATTCCATCCATGGGGAGTTCGTAGAATGGCGCTGCCAGTACTGTGGGAAGGTAGAGACCACAGAACCCCAGTCGGAGTGGTGCGATTGCGGACGCAGGATCTTGGACGTGGAATTCCGTCCGCTCATGGTTCTGGTAAAAGGAATCATTGCGGACGGTGAGGCTGGGCGTATGGCTTCCGGAGAGCAAGCCGTTATCCTTGTCCGCAGAGGAGAGAAGGTTTATGTGGATCGCTCTGGACGTTTGTATGGACGTCCAGCGCGACTGGTGTATTGGTTCAATGGCGAGATAGTTCAGCACAGATCAGACCATGAATTCAAGCCATACTTTTTCTAAGATCCCAAAAGGAGGCAGAAATGAAAGCGAAATTAGTTTTCTACGACGTCCCTGAATGGCAGTTTCGTTTAACAAAGGAAAGCATAGAGTTTCATGCTCGCAATGCAGGCAGCCCTGAACCTGTTCTTACCGTGAAAGACCCATGGCACTTGCACTACCTTACCGCAAGTGCCAGTGGGGAGTACTGGTTCGAGTATGATCCACTTGGGGAAACGCTGACAGTCACTTTCGAAGGACGTCGAAACTCGTTCCGGATGGGGACGGCTGCGTTCTATCCCCACTGGACGGACAAATTGCAGCCAAGAGCATGGATAGACCTGGTTGTTCCACTTACAAAGAATGGCGCATTGTGGATTTACGGACATGTGGAATCGTTTGAAACCAGCCGTCCGGACTTACCACTTTTTTGCAGGAATCTTTTCTAAACTAGGGATGGAGGTGCAAGATGAGTGAGGAAGCCAAGAACATAACCTTACAAACGTTCATGTTCGGTTTCGAGGATCCGTACACCGCAAGGCTGGTCACCCAGCGCATGAACTATAACGCTGTGTTTTTCCTTGTCCGTCAACGTTTCAGATATGTTCTGGTCACTGGTACCAAGGCAGGTGGGGACGTGCTAGAATTGATGGAAAAGTGCACTCGGAATGGAGAGAAGTATTACCTGGCTCGAGTGTACGAAGAAACGGCTCTTCCTTACACCTGTCGCTTTTACGACCCAGAAGATGGGATCACCGATGAAGAGCCAATTACCTTATGGGCGATCCCACCTGTAAATCGGAGAGCAAGAGTCCCATTTTTCTGGCAGGATGGGACGTTCTATCGAAAGGCTTATGTGATCTTTGCTCGTAATTCAGAAGTCCTACTGGAGGTGTAGCATGAAGACCTATGTAGATCTGGTATCCGAGATGGGTCTAGATAACATCCATTTCTTCCAAGGAGAGATGGCTTACCGACTGGAAAGAAGGATCATAGATTGGCGCAAAGATCCAGACATGGATCCAGTTAGGAAAGAGATTGTAGACAAGTTCAGGAACATATGCAGACAAATCGAAGGTATGACTGGAAAATTGATGCTGGAAATAGGAGATTTCTCCATGCAGAATTATCTGGAATTCCGTCCAACAAGGAGGCTCCATTTCGAAGCCAAGTGCAGGAAGATTTTGATTGGTCTAATGAGGATAGAGCAATACCGATCGGAATTCGATGAAGATCTTTGGAAGTATTACGAGCAAAGGTTCAAACCTTTCTTTCCGGAGATTATGCGTGTGCTGAGAGAATACAGTTGTAGAATTCCCAAACCCGAAGATCAGAAGATACTATCCGAATTCATGCAAGTTCTTCAAAGATTTTCGGAACTCATGGAAGAATACCATACTTATGAGGAGATTGCGGATAGATTGCGACTGCTAAATGCCCTACCCAGCGCAAAATCCATTCGTTTCAAGGCTCCTCATGCAAAGAAATTGATAGAACGCATACTACCTTATGCTCCTTTCTACCTGGAGAAAACTTATTTGAATCGAAATTCAAAAGTTCAAGAATTGGTAAAATTTGTATGGAAGGAGGAACCCGATGGAAACGCTGGCTGATAAACTGGAACGCTGGGCGGAACTGCGCTCGGAATTAGATAAGTTGGAAGAAGAGATCCGTTCCGAAGTGCTACGGCTAAAGCAAACTATCTCGTTCGGTGGCGTAGCAGCCGTGTACTCGGAAGGTCGTGGGTCTTACGACTATGCGGCTATAGCCAAGGAGATGGGACTGGACCGACCTGACTTTATGTCCAAATACGAGAAAATTACTACAGACTGGAGAAAACTGTGCGAGGATCTTATCCCCAGTCCGCAATTGGAAGAATTGAAATCCAAATTCTATAAGTCAGGAGAGCCATATGTGAACATAAAGTGGAGGGAGAAATGAAGTATATTTTGCTATCGCGCGAGAAAGATGCAGACTTGCCAGGCCATGGTCGGCTTATCAATCTGGAGATGGTAACCCAAGCATTATTGAACGAAGCCGATCCACCAGCATTGGCGATCTATCTGCTGAACGATCCGGAACCAATTACGTTATATGGCAATGTAGCCACAAAGGTATGGAAAATTCTCAAACTCTTTATATGGAAGGAGATTGCAATATGAAAGTCGTAAACTTTGCCCACGCTCTATCCTCTATCCACATCGAACAGTTGAACACTCTTCTGGCCAAAAAGATGCCAGGAGAGCAGGTTGAGAAGGTTATTCAGGTACCTGTCTTTTTCGACGTGGATGCACCGTTCGCTCCGCAAGTGGAGGAACTTTTAGCCCACATCCCCAAGGATGAAACTGTTCTAATCAATCCTCCAGCGCTGAACATTATTGCTTACATTCTGTGCTGGCGTTTGATGCAGGAAGGACGCATGCATCCTATCATACGGCTAAAGAAAGTGCGTGTGTCCGGATCTAGCAGCATCGATGAGCATGTTATGTACGACGTGGCGGAAATCGTATGGCTGGAGAATGGAAAATGAAACCACTCGATTACCTAGTAATTCCGTGGAAAAAGTTGCCCCCAAAGGATCGGATAACGGCTGTTTCCGTGGCCAAGGCAGAAGGTTTGATCCACGGTAAGAAAGCAGCCGAATCTGGTGTGGGTATTGGGACGGCTTTGGCGCTGGAACTTTACCGCAAGATCTACATCGAACCAGCCGTGGAGGATGGATCTCTGTCGGTGAAGGATTCTGTATGGGCATACACACTGGATTTCATACTGGACGAACGTGTGGATGCATTTGTGGCAGCAGCCATAACGGCTAATTGGGTGGAAATGGTGCTTAAGGAGGTCGGAGATGCACTCGGAGAATCAGATTCCTGAATCCTTGTTGGAAAAGATAGAGATGATCGAGGACTTTATCATCTCTTGCTATAAACTTTTTGGGCGAGTACCGCAGATTGTAAAACTCGCAGCCCAGCACATCGTTGAGGAATACCCATCGGACTGGTATCCGTCTTATATGCGTCGTCTGGCCCATCCGCTGAGAGAAGATTGGGACACGTTGATGGACGACGTAGTAAAAGACATTGTTTCTAACCAGGCATACTGGCATCCGAGGAGGGATCTGTGAAACTATCGGTATCTAAAATCCAAACGTTTCAACGCTGCAAGTTGAAATATTACTTCCAGCACGTTATGGGCATCCAGGTCCCGCAATCGGAGGACCAAGCCATGGGATCGGAAGGCCACGCTGTACTGGCAGAATTTTTCCGTGAGCGCAAGTGGACCTTCCCACAGTCCAAATGGAACTGGGAAATCCTGAAAACAGTTGTATTTCCAGTAACATGGAAGCCCATCCTGGTAGAAGAAACCTTATCCGTGCCCATTGTCCTGAGTCCTAACAAAGCCATCGAATTGGTAGGGATCTTGGATCTGGTTTTGCAGGACGAACGCGGAGAGATCTGGATCGTAGATCATAAGTTCACCCAAAGCCGAAACCTTTCCGTGGCTCAAACCTACTTGATGGGAATGCAAGGATGGCTTTACGGATATCTGCTAAAATTATGCAAGAACGTGGATCCTGCTGGATTCCTGATAAATTGGATCCACCTAGACTGGAGGAACGGAACGCTGGAAAATCTGTTTTTCCGCAATATTTTTCCAGCAGGGTGGGAAAGCCAGTTCGAACAGGAATTACGGCTTGTGGTTGAGGAAGTATTGTTCTGGGACGAGAAAATGCAGTCTGGAACTATGCCATACCGCACTGTGCAGCGAGACTGTGTTTATTGCGAGTTCTGGAACAATTGCAATAAACAATACTACTACTAAAACAGGAAAGGAGAATAACCATGCCCCAAAAGTTCAAACCCACTGTTTTCCAAAATCTAAAATTCCTCTTCTATGGGGAATCCGGTGTAGGCAAGACGCGATTAGCCAGTACCTTTCCCAGCCCAGTATTTTTGGACACGGAAGGAGGATTGGCCAGCGTCGTCCAAGAAGTGGACTTTATCCGCATAACCACAGCCAAGGAAGCATGGCAGGCTTTGGCGGAGGTCCGCAATCTGCCCAACGAGACCATCGTCGTTGATTCCATAACCAAACTGCAGCAAATTCTCGTTGAGTCCACGGTTATGGACTTCCCCAATAAGCGACCTTATGACCTGGTTCCCACGCTGCAGGATTACGGAAAAGTCCTCTTTGAGTTCCAGTTGTACTTGAACCAATTGATGGCTATTCCGAAAACTCTGGTCTTGATTGGCGTCAATACGGCTAAAGCATACGACGAGGACATTATTCAGCCAGCGTTGACTGGGCGCATGACGGCTAAGTCCGTCTGCGCAGCCATGGACATAATTGGCTATTGTACAAAAGTGCAGAAGGAGGATAACGTTATTTACCTGACCATTTTCAATCTGGCCACCCATGTTACGAAAGACCGAACAGGACGATTGCCCCAAGCGATCCCAGACTGTTCCTGGTCCAAAATTCAAACCTATCTAAATTCCAACCACTGAAAGGAGACTTGAGCCATGTCTGACCAATTCCAACTTGATTTGAGCCGTCAATCTCGCGAACCAATGCAGGAAGGTGTTTATACCTTAGTGCCCGTTGAAGTCACGCTGCATCAGGCCAATTCCACCAGTATCCGTGTGGTTTACTACGTTCCGAAGGCTGACCAGTTCCTAAGTGACTTTTTCGGCTTGTCCGACAGGGCACGCTGGAAACTGGATCAATTCCTTGACCTTATCGGTGCACCCACCAGTGGGAAGGCTTCCCTGGAGCAAATTCGCGAGTGGACACTCAGTAAGGCTTTCGAGGTGGGGATCCGCGTCGAGGAGTACCAGGGTAAACGTGTTAACCGCATCGATCGGTATGTGGACTGTAAGCCCATCTCCCAGGAGCAGACAGTTTTGCAGAAAACGGCTTTAGAACGCTGGATCCGGATAAACATCAAAGAGGATAAAGTCACACCAGCGGAAAACGTCCTCATTGAAACCAAGCAGTTGGTTATTGAGGACATTCTAAAGCAGTTGGGCGAACAGTAGGAGGCGAGCCATGCGCATTCTGGCAGTGGACATGGGTCGAACGACAGGACTGGCGCTGGTGAATGTGCTACCAGACGAGATTCGATTCTACACACGACTCGCACTGCCAGGCGAAGATTTGACGTGGGTCCTACAGCAAGACAAAGAAACTTACCTGGTCCTGGAGGATTTCCCCATTCCGAAATCCTCCAGGTACCCCATCCTTTGGCTGCGCATGCTGCTGCGAGAAAAGTTTCTCGACGTGCAGATTATCCGTCCTGCTGTATGGAAACAAGGTGTAAAACCTTTCAAGCACTTGATTCCACGTCGACCCACACAACACGAGTGGGATGCTTTAGCCCTGGCAGTCTATGTTTACTCCAAGATCAATTACCAGCAAATATGGGAGGTAAAATGGAGAGAATTGCAATCCTCGGAAGTGGTGTAGGCAGCGCAGTCATCTTGTTTACGTTGCGCAGGTGGCTAAAATTCCGTGGAGACGTGGATATCTATGCGCTGTCCAGAGTGGATAAGGTTTTCCCATTTGTGAACGTGGAGCCAGACGACGACTTTTCCGGACTGGAACTGGTTCCACGCGTGGAATGGGACGTGCGTTGGGAATGCACCGTCGAAGAGTATAACCGCAAGCGATGGGGAGATCTGTTTCCGCTCATCGGAGTCCCAGAATTCGTAAAGTATTACCCACGAGGAAAGCACGTGGCGTTCTCCACTCCTGCGTTGTATGCTTGGATCATGGGCAAATACGATCCGAACTGGATCCTAATCCCCAGTCCGCTTAGCCAGGAAGAAATTGTAGAACTGTGTGGGCAATATGACCTGGTTTTCCAAACCTTTCCCAAGACACGGAAACCAGGAGAGTTCTTAGAAAGTTACATCCGCATCGATGCAACGACGGAATATGCACTGCTGCGGTATCCACCACCCGACGATCCAGGCTGCAGAGTGCATTCTTTCCGTTACGACTACACAGAGTTCCCAGTGGGAATAAAGCCCCAGCCGTGGCACCGCACGGAAGCCACGCTAAAGGTTATGCTTCTGCACCCAGAAGCCAAACCCATATCACCACAGGATCCTGAAATCTCGAATCTCTATTATGTGGGTCGGTATGCACTGAAGAATGTTACATTCAAAGTGCAGCATATTGTCAAACTAATCCAATCTATTATGGAGGGAACAAGATGAAAACAATCAATCCTTTGCCCAATGACGAAGCCGTTATGGCAGCCGACGACGAAAAGTTCCAGCGATACTGCGAGCAAGGTTTCAAGTTGTTCCAGCGAAAGAATCGGCAATACGGTGGGGCATATAAGTATATGGGTCTTATTGGGACGGTTTCCGAGATCTCTGGAATCGCGATGCGGCTGGTGGTCCTGGTGTTCCGTAATTTTGATAACATCGCTGACCATACCGATGAGATTTTGGACTGTTTGCTGGACTTGCACAATTACGCGAACATGTCCATGGTCTGTATTGCGGACAATAATTACTACGGAAAGATCCTAGGAGATTAGCCATGGCTGAAAACATCAATCCTTTACTGCAGAAAAAGTTGGTCTGGGAATCCAAGGTGGAAGACTCTACTGTCCGATTCTGGACTGGTTATACGGCTGAAGTTTACATGGTCAGTGCTACCTCAGAGCCAGATAGGGTTATTGCTCTGGGCATGCGTGGCTTCACTGGGGTGTACGAACCAGACATCACCCCAGAGGAAGTTGAAAAGTTCGCCAAGGAAGCACTAAAGACCAAACTGGCCATACCATTGGAGTGGGTAAACTTTGTGTTCCTGGTGCGAAACGTTCCTCGATACTTCACCCACCAGTTGGTTCGAACACGAGTGGGAGCATCTTTCGTGCAGGAGTCCACGCGCACGTGGGATAATCGTCCTTACTACGACTTTATCCTTCCGCGTGCTCTGGGAGGAGAGTATCGACATTCAGCGATCGTTTCAATTCTATCTGCAGTGCGTTCCGTGAAGGAATTGCTAAAGCAGTCCGACGTAAAGCCCGAAGACACGCGCACGCTGCTACCCCACAGTGTCTTGACCCACGTGTTCTGGCAGGTCAATCTAAAGGCTTTACTAAACATTTACGAGAATCGCTTTTGCTGCCAGGCGGAATCCACAGTGTGGCTGCCGCTGCTCATGGATATACGGAAAAAGATCCGTGCGTGGAATCCTGTAATTGAATCGTTTATCTCCTCACCTTTCGAACGTGGGGAGAGTTGCGGTTTCAACGCATCTTTCGACAAGCCATGCGAGTGGCGCAAGAAAGGTTCATGGGAGTAGGCTTATGTTACCAGACGTGGTTTCCGAGGATCAGATATGCATCTTTGACGTGGAAACTGACGGTCTGGATTGGTGGAAGGACAATTTGATTGGGGTGGGGATAATGCTTATCCCCACCCACCAAACCTTCTTCATCCCAGACTGGAGCAGGGAACGTTGGAACCAATGGTTCCGTGATAACACACATCTTACCTTTATTGGCCACAATCTAAAATTCGACTTACATTTTATGCACATACATCCAGAGACGGTTTGGCGTTTGAAATTGTGGGATACTATGATAATGGCGCACCATTACGATTCCAGACTTTCCAAGAGTCTGGAATCGCTGGAGCAAACGTTATTGGGTAAACAATCCAAGAAAGATATTCTGGATTCCCACAGTCGAAAGCGCATTCACAAGTGGGACATTCAAGCCATCGCAGAATACTGCTTGAACGACGTAAGAGTGACTTGGGAGTTATACAAACTCCTGGACGATATTTTGCACCATCCTCCATATTATTTTCCGCTGCTGGAAAAGGACATGCAGTTCCTTAAGTTCATCTACGAAATGGAGTACTATGGTGTACGTGTGGACGTAGAAGGTTTACAAGCAGCCATCCCAGAATTGGAGAAAGAACGTGCAGAACTGGAGAAAGAACTCTACAAAGCCACGGGGCACGAACATTCTCCATTCAATTGGCGCAGCCATCAGCAGTTATCCAAAGTGCTCTACGATGAGATGAACTTTCCCAGACCTGTGAATCCGTTCATCGATCCTGTAACAGGCATCGACATGGGCAGAAACCCATCTTCCAGGCGTTATAACAGCACCATGGTTTCTACGGCTATCCTGGCAGAAAAGGCTCAGCATCCGCTGGCTGCTCTAATCATGAAACTGCGAGAAACGGATAAACTGCAAAAGTCCATCGAAAATCTGCTGAACTTGCAGCATAACGGCTATATCCATTCAAACTTCAATCTAGCAGGAACGCGCACAGGCAGGCTATCCAGCAGCCGTCCCAATCTACAAAACCTTTCTGGGGAATATCGCGTGTTCTTTTTCTCACACGCGCACACTGGTGAACTCACCGCAGAAGAGATAGAACGCAAGGACATTTTCAACGTAAGAAGGTATGTCGTCCCAAGCCCAGGGAACATCTTTGTCTCCATCGATTATAAACAGATGGAAATGCGCATGTTCGGTGTGGTGAGCCAGGATCCACACATGCTAGAATTCTTGCAGTCAGGTGTGGACATCCATGCCCAAATCGCTGCCCGTGTTTGGGGACAAGCCACAGAAGCCACGCGCGACTGGGCTAAGCAGATCTCGTTTGGGCTCATTTACGGAATGACCATGGGATCGCTGCGTTTCCGTCTAAACCTTTCGCTGGAGGAAGCACGGAAAATCACCAGCGATTATTGGACGGCTTTCCCGACTATTCGACCATGGCTATTTGGAGTGGTAGAAGAATGCAAGCGCACTGGATACCTTAGATATTGGTCTGGTCGTCTGTGGATGGAGGACGACGTTTCCAAAATGTACAAAGGTGCCAATGCGCTTATTCAAGGTGGCTGTGCGGATCTTTTGTCCGTGGCTGTACTAAGATTATACAGGTTTATAAAGCAGAATAACCTTCCGATCCGCATCGTAAATTTGATCCACGACGAAGTTTTGATGGAAATGCCCGAAGAATGTCTTTCTTACGTAAACCAGATAAAGGAAATTCTGGAAGTAAAAGACATTTTTGGCATTCCGTTCGTCACAGACGTGAAAGTGGGAGATGCATATGGACACCTTCGACCTTTGGAATCCAAATCCTCAGACACTAATAAACACATTTTTTCACAATAAGGATTATTCCATTGCGCGTTATGAGGGAGGGAAATTATCTTACTATCCCCAGTCCTCACCGATAGACGAGGAAGCAATACGGAAACATCTGGCTGGGGAGATAACTTTAGCCGTTTCTCCGCTGGCTAGAGATGGTTCCGTGAAGTGGCTGGCGTTCGATTTCGATGCTTCACCAGCGCAGAGTTTGACTCAGGCTGTAAGGCTACAAACTTTTCTCACCCAAAATAACATACCGTCCTTCCTGGAATTTTCAGGCAGGAAAGGTTACCACGTTTGGATCTTTCTGTCTGCACCCATAGAGTCTACTCGCGCTGTGGCTTGGCTAAACACGATAAAGAGAAGTTTGAACTTCCCCATCCGTGTGGAAACCTTCCCCAAGCAAGCGTGGAAAAAGGACGAGAAAGCCAGGAAAGGTAATGTGCTAAAAGTCCCATTCGGATTGCATCCTGTCACTGGGCAGAGGTGTCTGTTCGGTAATGTGGATGGACAAGGAAACTTTATAACCACGGACAAAATAACTTTTGTCTATTGCGATCCTGCAAAATTGCAGATAGCCACCCAGACGTCCATCGTGGAAGTGCTATCCGACATTTTGGCTCCTCACTGGATTGCTGGGGTGAGGCACGATTTGGCTTTGGCTTTGTCCGGATATCTTATGAAGGTTGGATGGACTTCTGTACAGGTATCGGAACTCATAGAAGCCATAGCCAAGAAGGCTGACGATCCAGAACTGGCTAATCGTTTGGGCTGCGTAAAGGACACGGAAGCCAGGCTGGAGAAAGGTGAGGAAGTTTTAGGTTATAGTGCGCTGCTAAACCTTCTTCCGCTTTCCAAATTGACGCAATTAGCCGTATTGGCTTCCGACGTGGTACCAGCAGATAACATGCGATTGGTGGATAGAATACGCATGGACAGATCTATTCCCCCATTCCAAAAGCAGCGAAAGGTTTCGGAGTTGGTTGAAACCATCCTAAACGAGATGGGCAAAATCATCGTGGATGAACTTACGCATAAGGTTTACTGGCTGGACGGAAATGGCAGGCTAATGCCCATGGAATCCGACGATTTCGCTTTCGTGCTTCTGGATCGGTTTGGGCTGGGACCAGACGATTTTGGGAACAAGGTTTTCCGAGAATTGCTTATCCGTGCGCATAATAACGGAGAACGCAAGCCAGTTTACCTTTTGTCCCACTACGACAAAGAAAAAGGTATTTTGTACGTCAATCCAGTGGGAGATAAGGTTTTCGCGCTGGACGGAGAGACTATTTCCGACACGTTGAACGGAAAAGAAGTTTTCTTCCGTCCAAGATTTTACGATTCCAGCATAGACTGGAACAATTGGGAACCTTTAGACATCTGGGAACATCTTACCAGAGACCTTTCGTTTCAGTCCTCGGCTTATGCCAAAGCCAAACCAGAGGAGCAGGAACATCTATTGCGTGCTTGGATCTTTTCCGTGTTCTTTCCAGAATTGATGCGAGTAAAACCTTTGCTGGCTGTAACAGGCCAGCCAGGCTCCGGAAAAACCACGGCTGTTCGACGGATACTAAAGGTATTAGAAGATCCAAAGGCAGACGTGCTAGAACTGGTACCAGACAAAGAGGACGCTTTGCGTGCTTCTGCAGAATTGCACAAACTTTTGGTGCTGGATAATCTGGAAGGTGTAGACAAAAAGTGGATGGCGAATTTTCTGGATACACTGGCCACAGGCAGCCACATCGAGTTGCGAAAACTTTACCACACGAACGAAACGTATAAAGTGTTTCCGCAATGCTATGTGGCTCTTACGGCTGTGAGTTTTGATTACATGAACGATGCGTTCTTTGATCGCATTCTGCCATTGGACCTACAGAGGATAAAATTCCCCAAGCCAGAGTCCGATATCCAAACGGACATAGAAGAGAACTGGCAAAGGTTATGGTGTGATCTGCTAATAAAGTTGAATCGTGTGGTAAAACTCATAAAACAGAATGCCCAGCCAGAATACGTTCCTGTTCGGCTGGCAGACTTTGCCCGTTTCGTTGGATATTTCCAGAATGCTCCCAAATCTTTGCTTGACTACGATGCTGCTGTCTCTGGTCTAAAGAGAATGCAGAAGCGACAAACGGAAAAACTTTTCGACAGTAGTCCTCTAGTCCCAATCCTGTCCGAATGGGCTTTACGGAACCCAGATGAAGCATCCAAACCCCATTCCGCGTCTGAATTGTACACGGCTCTAAAAGGTTTCGCCAGGCTAAAAAATCACCCATGGGTTTTCAAGACTCCTCTTGCCATGATAAACCATCTTGGATCCCTGCAGGAAGAATTGGAAGAAGTTCTCGGAATGCAAGTGTCTGAAGGTGTAACATCCGTGGGGATTACTACTACCTTCTCGTTCCATGTAGGAAAGGACGGAAACCATGCATAACCTTAAAAAATCGCAAATGGTGGGATTTTTTAAGGAAAATGGTCCGAATTTTAATCTTATTTTAAGGTATTGCTGCAAAATTGTAGTAAAATATAGGCATAAACCCAAACCAAACGAAAGGAGATCCTAAAATGGAAACCCGAACTTTCTCCTCACAAATGAACCGATTCTTCAGCGAAATCCCCAATGCAGACCTGCAAGTCCTGGCTCAGGAAGCCGATAAGGAAGCCGAATTTGACGCAGCAATGCAGATCGCCATGCAGTGTGCTCGCGGACGCTTCCAGCGTCAAATTCTGTGCGGAATCCACACTCTGGGTCCAAAGACCTGGACCAGGAAGATGCTGCAGTTCAAGACCCAATATGACCGCTCCATCCAGAATCTGCTCCGACGGCTGGATGAGAATGGTGTAGTGTATGAAGTAACCCCAGGCAAGTGGGGTGGTCGGTGGTCGTCTCGTCTTGTTATCAAATCTCTGAAGAATCTGTAGAAAGGAGAAATGAGCCATGGCACACCAAATTTTTGGAGAACGTTTCTATGCATATAGAAAGCCCGCATGGCATGGGCTTGGCTGGGTGAGTGATACACCGCTCACCTGCTATGCCATTGTTTCTCAGATGGCAATTGACTTCAAGACTTACCGATCCGTGCTGGTAGCCGAGGATGACCCCAGTGAGGCCATCCGCACGGACAACAAGAAAGCCATCGTCCGAATTGCCCCTGAGGGAAAGGAAGTGGTGGCTTTTGTGTCGGAGAATTTCAAGATTGTACCACCACTTACCATTGCACAAATTTGGGACCAGGTTCTTGCTTGGGCTCCGGAAACCGTCTTTTTCACCCGAAACCGCATGGTCGTCACGGCTTACCATGAAGAAACAGAACTCTTGGGAGAGGATTGGAAATTCTACACAATCTTCTCCTTCCCTTATTTCCCTGGGGAGAGTGTGCGCTTGCATCTCTCTCCTACCAGGGTTGTTTGCATGAATACATATCAGTCCTCGCTCCTGAATCGAGCCATGGACGCTCGGCTGCTGCATGCAAATGTGGACACTGTATCCTTGGCCAATTGGCTATACGGCTGGCAGACAGATCTTGAAACTATCAAGAATCAGTTCGCTTTCGCCGTAAAGCAGATGGCCACCTATCCGCTCACTACCCAGGAATGGGTGGATCTTACTCGAGACTTTTTCAATAGGCTCCTCAAGGATCGAGACAACACTAAGCGGATCGAGGAGTTTCTGGCCATTCGCGATTACGGAACTCAGGTGGATACTGGTTCCGTGAAAGGCTGGCTGGACGCTGTTACAGAGTACTTTGACTGGGCCAATCTGCACAAGGACGATCCGCTGGCAAGGTTGTTCGGCTTCCGTGCAGATGCCAAGTCACTGGCTTTCGAGTTCGCGATGGCGAAGATTTCCTAATAACCCAAGTCCAATAAGGTTATAAAGGTGGGCCGAATGACCCACCTTTCTTTTATCCGAGAGGAGTTTTGCTGATGGACTGGGCTGCTTTGTATGTCCCAGTGGCCATGAAGCCCACGGTAAGCCCATAAATGGCTGCAGCAAAAATATTGGCTGGGGTAGGCTCTAAACCTTTATAAAGCAGTTGATATCCCAGTCCTGTTAACGTCCCGAAAGCCAAACTGAGCCAAACCAGAGACTTACCAGAGAAGCCCACTAGTTTCATAAACTCCACCGCTGCGATGACGAAAAGAACCAGTGGAATACCATTGATCATATCTGAATCCTGCATGTTATCCTCCTGTTAGTGTTAGGATATAAGTTTGGTTGCGGTAAACTTTCGCACAGTATTTGTCCGGATTTCGGCTGATTTGAACCCACTTATTACCTTCTTTGTCGTAAATTTCTGATAAGATTGGAACCACGGTATTTTTCCGCAAAGATCCCACAATGCCATAAGCAGTTCCAGGTCCAGAACGCACATTTAGCACTTCCACCAAAACCTTTCCCTGCGTAGGCTGTGGCTTGGGATCCTCTGGTAACATTTCCGCAGGCTTTATGTATCGCTCCAGAAATTCCTGGGTAGGTCTATTTAGATCCACGGAAAGGCTCATAACTCCATACTCTTTGCCCAAGCCGTTCTTATCCGCGGAAAACTGGTGCAGGACCCACTTGTCCCAGTCTCTTACTTTGTACCTGCTCCAGGAATAAGCCCAAGGCTGGCTTACCCCATACCTGGCTGCCCACAAGCCGAAATTCTTCCACCCAGACCAGGCTTCCACTCTGTAATTCCACCAGGTTGCTCTGGTATAAATCAGCGGTGGAGGGAGATGGGGAAAGTACAAGGCTTGCCACTCCGAGAGTCTAAGGATTAGATCCTTTATGTACCGAGTTGTCTGGCCAATTGGGGAAGGTTTCTCCCACTCGCAATCCAAAGCCACAGGCATGTCTGGAACTCTGCCCCCAAAAGTTTTGCGGAACAGATCGAATTGTTCTTTGGGTGGAACGAATGGATCGAAGAACAAGTATGCCGACAAAGGTATGTAGGCTTTACGTAAGGTATCCCAAAATCTATGGAAGCACTTGTCCACCAAGTAATTTCCCTGGGTGCACTTTAGATAAACACCCACGACGTTCTTTTTCCGCATTGCTTCCACGGAAACTATCTCTATGTTCCAATGCGAAAGGTCCAACAAAACTGGTTCCATCATTTTCCTCCGAAATTCTGCAGCCAGAACTGGATTCCCAGCAGAGTTCCGAGCAAAGGTAGTAGTAAAGGAAGGAAAATCTTCTCTACAAACCATTTGAAATCTGGATGCTTGCTAGTTGAGGCAGCGTAGGCTTCTCGCAAGTCTGCTATATCTCTCTTTATGGACTGAATACGCTCATCTAATAACCTTATCTGGCTTGTAATCTCTTGGCGGAAAACAATCTCCTCGTGTTTCTCCCTGTGCAAGTCTGAAACCTCTTGTCTAAGGATTTCGATGGTATTCTGCAATACGGCTAATTGCGCCACCAATCCTTTTTCTCCGTTTCCACCACGAACGGATTTCTCCAGTGCTATTATGCGATCTTCGAGTTCTGTGGTCATCAGAAGTATTGCCCTCCGTATGCAGTGCTTCCATTTACAGACCCAGGCAAAGTTTGCCCGTTAGTCTGAATGGTGGAATTGCCAGTAGCAAAATATCTTGTTCCAGTCACAGAATAACCGCCATAAGAGTATGTATTGCCAGCAGCCAAAGTATATGCATTGCGTTCAGCGAAAGCAAAATAACCGGAAAACGAGCAATTCGTCTGAAATGTTATTGTTTTCTGATAAGTTCCAATGTATCCGTTTTGATTCCACCAGTGAATCCACGCTCCTCCTGCTATATAGTATGGCCCAGCCGTATTAATAAATGATCTAAAAGCATAAATATGTGCCCCAGTAGTAGAAGTGAAAACAACATTAGAAAAATCAACAAAGGAATGAACATTGGCTTGAAGTTGGTGTGTACTGCTATGTGTAAGTCTGACATAATTAACGCTCAAATAAGCACCAAGGTTTGCAGTGAAACCTTGCACCTGCACGGCTGAAGGATTGCTTGTGTTTCCTGTTATGTACAAAGACTTTCCTGCTGCTCCGACAGGTCTGCCACTCGCATTAGGATACTCATTGTAAGTTCCATCGGCAACCTGGATTGTTACCTGATAGCCATTCCAGTTTATCTGGTAAGCCGCATCGATGGCTCTTTGTATTGTCTTGAATGCCCTGCTAGAAGTATTAGCAAGCCCATCGTTGTTATCGTTTCCGTCTGTCCTGACATAATATGTGCGATTGGAATTCAATCTTTCCAATCCGTAACTGTCTGGAGTCATAGTGAAGCCAGCACGTTTTCCAGGCTGGAAAACGTTCGCAAAGTCCTTAGCCACCAATGGTTTTAGTTGTTCCCACAGTTCGTTTATGTTATAACTCATATGGCTATTCCTCCAAAAGTGTAAACGTTTTCTATGCTGAGCCACCTGGAAACTCTGAATTCACCGTTGGAATACTCTATCTCGGAAGGCACCATAACCTGCCGAATGGATCCTTTACGGAACAAATAAGAATCGAATTTTGGACGTGAAAATATTCTCCCACGCCACCTGGTTTTTCCTTCTTCCGTGAAGTAGCAATAATCAGCGTCGGAAGGTTTGTCGATTTGCAGTGTATAAAAGTATGCTCCTCCATCTCCGTTCACAATAAAGGTAGCAAACTCTGATGCTGTTTTTAGCAGTTCTTTTAGTTCGAAAAAGTAAGTGTTCTCTCCTCTGGCATTGAACTCAATCTGGGTATTCCAAATGCTAGAAGAGTCGAAATTTTGCTGGGGTATGTGTCCTAAACCATTTAGTAAATCCTCTATATAACTTTTTATGGTTTGTACTCTGGCCAATTCAAATAGCAGATCTCCCTTTTGTGGGGCACCTTTCCATATATTACCAGAAGTGTAATACAAATATGTTAGCCCATCCTTGTAGCCGTTATCTATATTGGTATCTACCATGAAGTATTTGCTAGCATCCACGGAACCAGATCTGGAGATAACGATCCACAATTTTTGTCCCAGGTAAATCCCCACAGGAGAGGATAACGTTTTCTCAATCCACTGCGCAATGTCCGTCAGTTCGCTGGCTGCTATTGTAGCCGTAGCAATTGGATTGTTTTCATCTGGGCTCATGTAGTAATCCCCACATATCTTTATTATTAGGTTATCTGTGGGTGGATTTTCTTTGGGTGTTTTCCAGGCACGGATCCTAATTTTGTGGAAGTCTTTGGCCAAAATGTAGGATGGACCATAGAAAGCAAAACCTAATTTGGGTCTATCGTCCTCTCCGATCTCTCGGCCACCTATACCTGTATCCGTGTATCCAAAGACATTCATGTTATCATAATAAGCCCAGTCGTACAATAAATGCAGTCCTGTTACATCCAAATAAACTTTTCTTTTGTCGGACAGTGGTGCAGCAGTTTCCAGAGACAAAACTGGATTCTTTAGTCTCTCTAAAAGTTTATTGGCTAAATCATTTATCTGAGTTTGACTTTTATCTGTTACGAAAAATTTCTTTTCTTTGCGGAAATAAATTTCCTGGGACAAAGTATCCGAAACATCTGCTGTTATCGTGCTATTTCCATAGTAAGAAGTAACAATAATCCGATTCCACATAGGATCCAAGGAGAAAGACCACGTTCCCTCCTCTGATGGTACTTTTACCGTGGTTATAATTCCAGCCCACGTGTTACTATCTTCTGGGTCTCGGAACACTACCTTTTTACCCACTAAATTGAAATATTCTTCATCGGACTGAAAGATTCTATTTAAACCCAATTCCGCTCTGATAAGCCCTCCCAGCAAAGCGAAAAATGCTCTCTCAATCTGCAGATCCGTTGGTTCCGCGATCCAAGGTCCACCGAAAAATGGAGCGATCCAGGCTTGTAGGCTCATGCTGCATACCTTTTCTTGATCTGTACGTAGTATCGAACAAGATTGTTAATATGATTGGTGGAAATGGCTTTGTAGGCAAATAATGCTACCTTTTTGGGCTCCAGCAGCAATTTGCCAGATCCCAAAATAACCCACGGCTCTATGACCAATCCAGCATTGTTTTCTACCCAGGCTTTCCTCGTGGATCCATCTACTACTAAAGTCTCGTTATAACCCAATGGACGACCAGAAGCCGAAATAAGTTCTATGGTGTCTCTTTCTGGCCAGAACTCGATATAATCGAAATTGACTGTCCCAGAACCAGTTGTATTCATTCCTAGAATAGAAAATGTTACAGTATCCGGATTCTTGGATAAAATATTAGGATATTCTACGACTCCAAGTTTTATAATTTCTTCTGGTTGTCTAAACACATTGGTATATTCCAGCAAAACATTGCTACCTGTTTTTATCCTATAGCCAAATCTTGCATTATAGTCAGGGTTGAGCCATCTGGCGAAAATCAAATAGGGATCATTCCCCATAAAGACTGGGCTAAAAGTCATAGTGAAAATTTCGGAAAAATTACCAGATAAACTGGCACTCCTGTAACGCCCATTGGTATAAAGACTGTAGTTCGGACTGGATGGCAAGTAAGATCCTCCACCCATGCCCTCTGCTTCTTGAAAGAAAGGTCCACCATTTGTAGTTGCCAACAGGAAAATCTTGGACACAGTAATACCCATGTAATAAGGCTGTATCCTTATCCGGACAGGATAGAACAGATCGCTCTGCAAGTAACTCGGATTTTCGTTATAGTCCCAAGTAAATTTGTTAGTGCGGAAATCTGAACCTTGCAAGGCTTCGTATGGGTAAACTTCTCTATATGGATTTCCACTCAGTATGCCGAACCAGTTCTGGTCTTCCCAGTATGGTTCGTGTGAGAATGTAACAATAACTTCAGGCTTCCATCCTTTTAGATAGTGGTAAAAATTCTCGGATACTTGAATATGCATGTCTTTCAGTGGAGTTTGTTTCCAATCTGTACCGGAATCTGTAATATCTCGGAGCAAATAAATTTTCGGAGCAGTTTTATAAAGTTGGCTTTGCTTTACCAGTTCTTCAAATTTGCGCAATTCTCCCAGGTATTTCAAATTGTTTGTATTGGCATTAGAACCAGATCCAGTAAGAGCGATAACCATCTCATCCTGCTCTTCTCCGGAACGATATTCCAGAACTCCATAGCCGTAGTTTGGCAAGAGTCGAAGAATGTTAGAATCGTTCTCTATTCCCAGCGCGAAAATCGTCATAAAACACTCCTGGCTTGCTTCGACTGCTTATAGAATTCTTCGGCTATCTGTCTGGCTATGCGGTAAACATCCAGATCGCTGCTCACGTTTGCGTTCACGGTAACCTGTATGGGTGGAGTAGGCTGTGCATAAGGTAGTGGGGCTGGCATAGCCAATTGCAGATTTGGAGCCAGTTGTAAAGGTTTCCGGAATCCAAGTTGCATACCCAGAACCATGTTCTTGCCAATGTCCTCGAACACTTTGCTGGGAGATTTCATTTTCAGTAACTTCTTTACATTAGTAACCGTCCCAGAAACAGAATTCTTAGCAGAATTGTAAAGGTTTTGGGTATTCCCAGAAATACCTTTTGTCAAACCACTAACAATGTTCGAACCAATGGACACCCACTTGTCCACGGAAAAGAATCCAGCGATTGTATCCACAATATCCTGGAAGATATTCCTGGCTCGCTCTTTCAAGGATTCCCACTTTTGGATAACATCCAGTTTCCAGGTCTCAATCTGGTTCCTTACCTTATCCAATCCTGTCTGGAAAGCCGTCCTTATGTTTTCCGTGAGGGTTGGGACAGTTTCCGTGTGGAAACGGATGAAAGGTTGTCTCCATTTCTCCGTCCACTCTAGGATCTTATTACCTAGTAATTGCGCTGTAGTCTCTAGACCTTGTTTTACCTTTTCCCAGGTACCAGGCAAATCTTTCCAGATTTCTTTTTGAGATTGGTAAAACTTTCTAAAAACATCGCTGTGGAAAATTGGATGGCCGATCCATTTATCCAAAAAGTCCACAATACCGTCTATGGCTGACCTAATTCTGCTTTTAGCCGTGTCGAAATCTCCTCGCAATAAGGCTAATTCCGCTCCTGCTATGTTTCTGGCCACGGATATCTTAGTAGACATGTCATCTGTTACGTATGTCCACACCCCACCTAAGATTTGTATGGCTGTCTGGGTATCTTTGCTGCTTATCTTTATCTCTCCAAGTTTCTGCTTTATTTTATCCACCGTTGGAGCCAGATCTTCGTTGTAGAAAGCCGTTATCTGTGTTCGCATGCCAGCCCAATCTGTTGCCCAAGCCAACGATAACAAAGAAATAGCAGCGATAACCCCAAGAATTGGCCAGTTTATCGCACCAATCAACGCTGGCAGTCCTGTGAGCACCAGCCGTCCTATTAGCAGTGTTCCACTAAGGACGCCAAAGGCTTCCAGGAATTTTAGGATGCTGTCTCGGTTTTCCGTGAACCAGTTTTGCACTTTTTGTTTGTTTTCCTCTGTAAAAGTATTTTCTACAGTGGTTTTTACTTCGTTGAACTTGTCGATAATATTCTGCAAGGTAGGCTCCATGTTTTCGTAGGCTTTAGCCAACGTTGGGTTGATATCTTCCAGTTTCTTTTTGAAATTCTCGGAAAAGAAACCTTCGTCTTTCCCGACTTGGATGGCTTCTCGGACTTTATCGAACGTAGTCCGAACGTTATCCAGGAACGTCTTTAGACCTGGAGCCACTTTATCGTATAACCCAGCAGCGTCTTTGCTTATACGTGCCAGAGCATCGCGGAAAGGTCTGCTGAAGAATCCGAACTGGAATAACGTTTGCCCCAGCCCCACCATTCTTTGCGCAACGATGGCTAAGTTTTGTCCCATTGTTTTTAGTCTATCCATCCCTGGACCTAGCATCCATTCCGTAAACTTTTGCACGACTGGTTGTAGGACTTCCAGAACCCCACCGAAAAGGTTTCTAAGCCCAACGTTCTTTACATCGGACAAGGCTCCCTTCAGACCAGACCAGGACTTAGCCAATCTGTCCACGGAACCAGCATAATCGCGTTTGGAGATTTCGATGAACTTCTTTATAAAATCTTTGGTGGAAACTTTTACCTTGTCCTGATCTTTGGCCAGATCCGAGAAGGACAAACCTAGTTCGTCCAGGATGGAGCGAACATCGATCCCTGCATTCATTAGTTGCCGCAAATCCTGCGTCAAAATTTTATCCGCTCCCGAGATTTGCGACAAGGCTAAGGCTGCTCCTTTTAGATTTTCTTCCGTCAGCCCAGAACCAGCACCAATCTGCAATAAAGCATCGGAAAGTTCTTTGGCTTTCTCAATGGGCATTCCATACCGAGTAAACTGCAAAAAGGATTGGATTACCGTGTCCGTCGCGTATGGGGATCGGATAGCCAGATCTTGTAGCCACTTTATCAGTTCCTTGGTTTTTCCGCTGGCTTGGGAAAGCGCATCCGCCATAGTGAGGGTACCTTTGGAAGAACGAACCATCTCTCTGGCCACCGCTCCTTCCAAAGTTATCTGCAAAACTTCAAAGGAAGTAACGGCTTCAAAGGCTTGCTTGCCCAAATTGGAGAGTTGCGTCTGCAATTGCACCAGCAAATTGCCCGTCACGAAACCTATAGCCGTCTGGAAAGAACTGGTTATAAAAGATCCCAAACGGCTAAAAACTGACTTACCGACAGATTCCGTTTCGCGGATAGAGTTTTGAACCTGTCGAAAGGCTGGTGTGGCTTGGTTATCGGCTAAGATCCTAATGCGAACGTCTGATGGCACGTTCCATCTCCCTCTGCTGCTTGCGCTTCCACTCTACCCAGGTATCCATCCAATACGCCGATGCTTCCTCCTCCAGTCTCCAAGGTGGAATGCCCCACTCTTGGGCTGCGGACAGAATCAGTTCTGCGTAGATTCCATCGGTGGAGTAAAATTTGTTTCTGCAGGGGCACCTCCAATTATTTGCTGTAAAAGTTGCTCGGCTTCCTCTGCGGAAATGTTCTCCAAAACTTCTTCCCAGGATCCGTTCTCGATCTTGCAAAATCTGCGCAGAATTTCCTCGATCAATTCTTGCACCTCTAAAAGGTCCTGGGGTGAGTTGGTTTCGGCTTTCGCCAAAACCTTTAGAATCTTTTTCCGCAGAAGGAAAGACCCAGGCTGCTTAGAGAAGTCTGTTATTGGAATAACCTTTATCTCTCGCTCCATGAATTACCTCACAGACTTGCTTTGTCGTTGGTGACTTCCACTTCCAGAATGCGACTGTTATTAGCATCGTAGATCGCGGAAAAATTCAGTTCCACCGTTGCGTTGCCATCCCGATCGCTGAACAAAGTGTATTGGTCCGTCAGGATTGCAGGCATGGTGATCTTTATCTTCTTGCTCGCTCCAGATTGGAAAACGATCTGTAATTGCTTCTGCAGCGAACTGGACAGACTTGCATCCACCAGGGCTTTGCTGGTGGCATTCCACTCAAACGTAGCAGTCATCTTGATCGTCCATGCGTTCTCGCCAAAGGCTTCTGGCTGCGGATTAGAAGAAATGAAACGTTTCGTGTGTCGCTCTGGAGAGACGGATAACTCGAAAGAGATCAGTGTACCCAAAATCTCCGTCGTCCCTGGTGTGGCATTGAAGTTATCCATGTAGAATTTTCCGTGGCTAATACTAACAAAATCCACATCTGGGAAGGTCAAATTCTCCAGTGCGGCTTGGGTGTCGATGGTTCTACCGATAAAGTCCACGGAACAAGTCAAATCCTCGTCTGCGTTGCCAGATAGAGTAAAGTTGCTGGCCAAAATGCCCGATACACGGTAAACTCCCTGCCCAGGGAAGCCGTATTTAGCCGTGAAGGACTTGGGGTTACTGGGGGCATTGTACGGAGCATTGAACGTCCACACATAAGGTCCTGCTCCAGTCGGAGTGCCAGCACCGAACAGCATCGCCAGTGGGTACAAAATGTGCTGGTAGGAGACACTTTGTTTGAAAGACCCAGAAACCTGCGGAGTCTTGGCTCGAACAATGGTTGGGGAAAAGGCTCCTACCTCTTGTAGCAATTCCACTTGGGGATCCACGTCCACTTGCAAGTCTTGCAATCCGCGCAGATTGACCGTTGGGGTAACAGCAGTGCCCCAAGTGGTTTCTACACCTAGTTGCAACTTCCTGGTAGAATAGACAGCCATCAGTCTTCCTCCTTATGCTTCTTGATCTTGGGCTGAATTGGCTCATCTGGAGCCAATTGATAAAGCCCAGTCTCTAATAACCTTTCTTCCGTCCAGCCGTGGGATTTGAGTTTTTCCCAGTCTTCTACGTCTAGATCGCGTCTGGGAACTCCCCAAATCCAGTCTCCATTCCCCACGTAGAGGAACAAAACCTTTCGCGTCATTTTATTATCACCTCCAGAGATACACGGAAACCCAAATAGTCCACACCCGAGATTGTAAGGACCTGGAATCCTGGACTGGTGCATCTGGAAACCTGGTCCACCGTTCCAGATAAGGTTATATCCTGCATGATTGCACCCATGCAGAGTTCTAGCAAGTCTTCCGCTTTTTCTCTTTGTTCGGATCGGATATTTTGTGCCACTGGGCTGGTCACTACGTTCACGGTAATGCGCAGATTCCACATGAACCCAAGCCCACGTGGGGAAGCCGTAATTTCCTCGAATTGGATAAAGCCCATCGGCAGATGGGTCGTGGTAAAAGAGAACAGATCGTTCTGCAGTGGCACGACCCCAGCCAATTGGCTTATTAGAGCATTGCGAATGGAAGGTATCGAGAAGTTCACCACAGTCTCCTGAATGGTTGCAGAATAACGGCTACGTCCTTGGGTATTCCTTGCGGAATAACCATTTGTCCAATTTCCGGCATGGCTGTTACGTCAAAGATCTGCGCGTCCTTCTGTCGGTACATGTAAGCAGAAAGCCGCAGACAGGCTTGCTTTATCACAGGTGGCACTGCGCTGCTGAATCCCCAAACCCCATCCACCAACCACTCCGCAGGCATTTTAGTGGGGAAGTACATTCGAATTAGTTGGATGACGGACTTGGATTCCGTATTGAACGGCCACAATTGGATATCGGTATTGGACACAGGAGGATTGCCAGTGCTCTCAAGGTAAAGGTTATTTAGCACTAATAGATCCTGGTCCAAAGCGATCTCCAATGGGCTGTACCACCTGTATCTGCGAACTTCATTCCTGGGCTCAAAATATCTGTCCGTGTATTTTTCAATGAAATCCTGCGCTGCGGCTATAACCTGGCTTAGGATAGTGTCCTCCGAGGAGGACACTATCCCCAGGTAAGACTTGAGTTCGGCCAGCGTCACCAGGCTCATGACAGTTTATCAGCCACCAAACCTACTGCGACCGCGAACGATGGGCTGGTACCACCCACGGTAAGCACGGAACGGATATAAGGCTTATTGACGTCCACGGAAACAATGTAAGCCCCAGATGCGCTGATCGTGCTTGTGGTGGCACCAGGGATATCCGCCCAGGTGGATCCGTCGCTGCTTCCTTGCAATTTGACCACCAGCGTCGGACTGGTACCAGAAACGTTCCCCACACTTACCACCATCTTGGCTTTTCGACGTGTGGCGATCTTCGCGGAAACCACATTGACCGAACTGCCATTGGTGTTAGAAGTAATGGTGGCTGGTGCTTGCAGAACTACATATGTCGGATTAGCCATATCGTCCTCCTACTAGGATGCTACCTTCTGGAAGCGGAACTTCCAAGGCTCCACGACCATTCCGCCCACTCGCTTTCGGCAGAGGAACAGAACGGAGTTGTATTCCGCATAGAGTTCGGAAAGCCGTTGGATGCTAATGCCCACGCGATCCACAATCATGTATCCGCTCATATCGCCGAACACGATGGGCAAGGCATTAGCCGCCACGTCAGGCATAAACTCGTTGATCAAAACAGGCTTGCCCTTTAGTGTGTCGGCTTCTGGGGTGGCCAGAGAAGAATTCAAGAGGCTTGAAACGAGATACCGTCCCTGGCTGTCCTTGAACTTCTCGATGGCTTTGAGAGTTCCACTGTTCATAACCCAGATCGCGGAAACACGATACTGCGCAGGCAGCGCATAAAACAGATCCAGCAAACCGTCCGCAGTCAGCGCGCTGGCATTGCCAGAGTTCACGGTTGGGATTTCGGTTTCCTGGACGATACCACGTGGCTTGCGAACGCCATCGCCAGTGGTAAAGGCTTCGTCTTCTCCGACTGCGAAATTTTCTCCGAACAGTTCAACGAGCAGGGAAGCAATATTGAAAGCGGAATCCGACAAAAGGTCTTCCGACACGAGCACGGAAGAATAAGCATTGTGGACTTCCACCTTCTTCATTGCAAACATATCCGTGTCGTTGACGCGATGGTCGGTCGCATTGGCAGGAGTCTCCCCAAGCCAATTCATTCGAACGTTGCTGGTGTACTTATCATCTGCGGAATAGTTCAAGAACGGTGCAGTAATGGAATCTCGGCTTGTAGTAACCACACGCGCACGAGAGCGAACCACGGAACGAGCAGCGATGCGCTTTAGCAGTTGCGCCATAATGTCTTCTGGCACCAGGAAGCCACCAGAACTGTCGATCCCTGCTTGCAGAGTCTTCCGATCCTCTGGTCCCAAGTGTTCCTTGCCCTTCAGCATGTAGGCTTCGAAGGCTGACTTATAACCTTTCTGCATAATCGCCAATGGCAAGGCATACTTCTTACCGTCCACCTCGATCCAGGACTTTTCATCCACAGGTGGTTCCGGATCTTGGGACTTAGACCACATTACTGGGCTGGTAGCAGGAGTGTTCGCCCATTGCTTAAGTTCTTGAACTTTACGACGTAATTCCTCCTGCTGCTTGAGCATTTCCGCTTGTTCTACCAGTTCTCGATATTTTTCAGCGTCAAAGTTTTCGGAATGCTCCATTTGTTCGAGTTGTTCGAGAACTTCCTGCAAGGTATTGGCCATCTTAACCTCCACGCAAAATAGATTTCCGTCTTCGATAGATCTGTGGGTCGAAACGTAGCCACCACTCGTCCATCAAAGACTTCCGAATGTTCTCATCTGAGACGATCCTGTATGCTTGCATGAGGAAAAAGGCTTCTTCCACTGACTTAAAGTCGGGTGGTTGTTTGCCAAATTCCTCGTAATGCCGAGACAGATGGTTATACACGTCTTTGCGGTCGGAATCTGGGATATCCACACCGCCACGTGCGCCCATCAGCGCAGCCATAGCCGCATAAACACCACGCCAAACGGCTTTCCCCACACCGGATTTGGCTGGGGCATGGTGAGGCAATTTCAAATCTGAGTAGGCTTCCGGTGGCCAATTAGCCGACCAGGCAAAATGATTACCGATACGCTTCTTTTCCGCGTCCGACAAGGCATCGAACGTTTCGTCCGTGAAATCGGACAGTCTCGGAGCAGACCAGGAGGACTCGTCGTCTGTGCCGTAAGAGTGAAATGGCACGGCTGCTTTCTGTAAAATAAAGGTTTTGTCGTTGGCTCCCCAATTGACGAACGAGATATCCCACAAGATCAATTCCGAGATTATGCGCTTATTGTTCTCAAACTTCCACTTCCCTTTTACCAGGTCGAACGCGATGGATGCTTCCGTGATGGCTCCTTGACGGATACCTTCCAAGACTTCTCGCGCTCTTGGGGTATCCAGGAACCGCACTTTAGCCACCAAAGCCGTTTGGAAGTCCGAATCCTCCATCGGCTGCTCTTTTATGTCCTCAATGACACCAATGGGTGGCTGGTCAAACTGGTGGTTCCACAATACACGGATCCTATTGCCACGCTCGCGCAAGGTTTTGCGGAACGCACCAGGCTGAATAATGTCACCAACGGAATCCTCGTTGCCCGTAGTAGCAAAGATGGCTGTTACTGTCCCTGGTTCGTTTTCCAGAGACTTCTCTTCCAATTGTAGTGGGAAAACCTTATGCTCCATCGTCCTCCTCCTGTTTATTATAACTCGACGAACGTTATTCCGTTAGTATTTTCCGCAATTCCGCTTCGAATACTCGACCAATTATCTCCGCATTATCATCCAGGACGCCACGCAGCGTCCACCAGCGTCGAGCATGGTACCAAACTTGCCCCATTCCATACTCGTCACCGATAACGTATTTGGCATAGGGCACATTGGTACCTACCCATCCAATGGTCGGAGATTCCACGTAAGACATGGCATCTGGGTGTTTCCCTCTTACCACGGATAGACTTTTACCCAAGCGCATTGTGCGTTTCGACTTGGCATTGGGATGAACAGACTGGAACGGTGGATAAGGTGGGATAACTTCCAGAGACTTGAGCACGGCTGCTTGCATCCCTATGGCTAGGGCTTTCCGGAGTCTTTGCTCGAACTCCATAAGGTTTTGTGGCTTAAGGACTTCTATCCTAAACTCCATGCTCCATCTCCCACTTTGCCCAGTCCTGGAGTTCCTTCTGGGACTTACCAGACTTCTTTATCCAGTCCCCATCTAAGACCCATCCTTGATAAACAAACGTCCCATCTGGTAACATTCTTACCTGCTGCTCTATGGACGGACGATACTCTGGGCTTAGATCCTCGATATTTTTCTTGGCTTTACGTAGGCTCTTTTCTGGAGATTTTACTACGTAAACTGTGTCCATCGGTGAACTCATAAGAACAAACTCCTGCTCCCCCAAACATCCAAACCCAGTAAAAGCAGATCCAACCACACGCTCTACAGGGAAAACTCCATAGAATACGATATTTCCAAACATGGAAGCCGTTGACAAATCCGTAGTCCAAGATTCCAAACCGTTTCCAAACATGTACTTTACCCACGTCCCTTCTTTGGGCACTGGGATACCAGCATACTTGAAGGCTTGCTCCGATATACCACGGTAAAGGGCAATGTGGGTAAAGTTTTTAAACTTGCTGTATGTTTTTAGATGACGGAAAAACTCCTGGGTGTTTTCATACATGGCTTGTAAGAAGTATGGAGAACGATCCAAAAGGCTTCTTACCATGGAATTCAAATAGGCTTCCACATTGCTAAGCCATGGTTCTGTATTTGGAATTTTATCCAAAGGTCCAAATTCCCCATTTAGAACTCGTTTGGCCAGTCTTTCTGCAACGATGTCGGATCCTTTGATTATCGCATTATCTACCTCGTCTATTTCCAAAATTGGTATAGGTCCTTTTATCTCATCTCCAGCCAACAAAAAGGCTCTCCTAACATAATGCTGCCATTGGCTTGGCCAGGTTTCGTATTCGTGTAGGAAAAGACGTTTGAATCGTTCCACTACGTTCCTGGGAACAGAGAGCAAAACTTCTCGGATTTTTCCATCCTCTGTTACCATGCGATAAATTTTATCTTGCCAATAATTCCAACCAGAATCAAAAATTTTAGAAGCCAGTTTTTGCATCAAAATGGATAAAGTCGCAGTATTAGAACTGTGCGCCCACTCACCGATAAACAAAACGGCTTGGTCATAAAAATCTTGACCCAGCCATGATTTTAATTTGTTAGCAATTCTCCAGGCTATGGCATGCTTTATCTCAGAAGACACATATCCCACTCTGAGAATATCTTCTCCGTAAAAGTCCACTGCCAGTCTATTAATGATGGATATGTTCTTTATGGAGAATCCTCTAAACTCTCCAGACAAGGCTTGCTCTACCAGTTCTTGGGTGGATCCTTCCTTCCACTTCTTTCTGGTTTCCTCTGTCCAGATTTCTGAGTTAAGGTGTTTACCTGTTACCACATCTGTCCAGTCGGCTTCCACCACTTTTACATCGGAAAACCTGCGCACTATTTGCTCCAGTGGTGTTAGTTCTGGCTGGGCAGCCGTATTGGCTTCTGGATTCTTTAGTTGCATCACTGGACGGATACCACACCGACAATTCACGTGCGCAGGTGGGTAAGGTATCCCAGATGCGAAATCGTCGTCCAGCGCCACAACTATCTCGTGTAAAGGCTGGCAAATAGGACAAACCTTTTCGTCGTTGGCTGTGTGCCAGCGTTTGCCCTCTACCATTTTGCTTTCTCGCCAGACCAGCATATTGTTTTCCGCATAAAGCCGTGTGGATTCTGTTATGGCTATGCGCTTGGCTCGAACAGGATCAAAATAGTGTTCTGTTTTCAGTTTATCGATAAGCCAGGAATACGGATAACCACCAGCAAGCCACTCGTCAAACAATGCGCGCAATTCCCGACGCGTGATTTCGGTTATGTTTTTTATCATGTCGAAAGAATACTTTTCCAGGTGACCACGGATCCATGGATCCAGGTCGTTGTAGTCTATCTTGATCTGGGGATTGTTCATGGCAATCGTGATCTTGGACCTCTTTTCCAGCAGAAAAAGGTAGTCCCCAATCATGTCGTGCCACATTCTTTCGACTTGCAATTGCCAGAACGATTCATCCATTGGCATTGTTCCTCAGCCAGGATTGCACTTCCTTTTGCATTTTAGCCAGTTCCTTTTCCCAAAAGGTTTGTAACGGCTCCACTAACAAGTCTTGGGAATACCGAACGAAATCGTCCACCGTCATGGGCTCCCAATATTCCGCTTTACCTTTGGCTTTGGACTCCTCTGGTTGGACATTCTTCAGCCCAGGCTCCAAAAAGCGATCCTCAGGCAATTCTTCCAAGTCAAAATACTTACGGAACTCGTTCACGGAAACCACGCCATTCAAGCAGGCTTGTAGCAGGATCCCCAGGGACGCTCTTGGATCGTCCTGCAAGACCAAAATCTGGCTGAAGTCCCACTCGCTTTCCACTCCGAATTCTGCGAACAGTTGGTTATCTAACACGTCCTTGATATCTTCCAATTGTGGAATAAGCACATTGGTCCAAAACGACTGTAAGGCTTGTTCGTAGTTGCTGTACGTAGAACGTTCTAATCCTCCAGGCAGATTGAGCAAAATTGGGGAGACACCGAACACCGCACAAATGCGAGACTCGATTTTGTCCTGCAAGGATTGGAAGTCCAATTCGTCCAAATCGAAGCCGATGCGCTCTACATCCGCGTCCGCGTCCAATATAGCAGGCATGCGCCAATTGTTCAGCCCACCGTAATTTTGTGCCCAACGATGCCGCAATTTTTCGGCTTGCTCTGGCTGCATGATACCTTTTACCTTTAGCACCAATGGAGGAACGCCACCCGACTTTAGATACTGGATCTGGAATTGGGTGAGGGAGTTGTCCATTTTCGCCAGAGGATACACCACTTTCAGCGGAGAGAACGCTCCCAACTGGTTCAACGGATCGTATTGCCGTAACACAACAAGATCCTGGGATGGGAACGTTTGCTTCCCTGCTGGGTTATTGTAATCCCAAACGATTTCAGATCCTTCCACCCTGGCAGTTACCCAATCCGGACGCAAACGCCACAAACCTACCGTCACACCAGCGTTAGAACGTAACTTCTGCCAAACCGACTTGCCGAACAAAGCCAAATCAATAATCACCTGCTTCCACAAGTCCGATTGGTTCATCCACGGATTAGGACGTTGTAGAATCCGCACTGCTGGGTGGTCCTCTAGCAGTTTACCATCGCGGAACAATTTCAGATTGACCTTGCTGGCCGAGTAGGCTTTGAAGTTCACCGCAGCGTGCACGATGGGATTCTCGAAGTAGGTTTCCTGTACCATTTGTTCCGTGGGTACAGATTCCATAATGTCCCAGTTGAAAATTGGAGCCACCATGCTGATGGTTTGCGCTTTACGGAATAGAGATTTGAAAACATCCCAGATCGCCATTTTCCCTCCTAAACGTAAATTCCCATGCCATACCGGACGCCACTCAGGGCTAAAGCGATGGCTGCTAAAGCATCCGACAAGTGCCCAGATCCGAAAACGTTATCCATCGTAGCAAACCTTAGTTCATCATAAAGCCATTGGATCATGGGAAACCTTATCTTGCCCGACTGTATCCACATTATTGCACGGCTAAGAATCTCCTGTCGCTCTCGCCCCACCATGATGAATGGGTTGACAGGAGTGGTAAGATAC